CTGCGTTAGGGTTATTATTAATGCCCCTACGTATAGCAGTGTCGCTTTTAATAAGCTCTGAGAGAGTGAAGTTACGTGAAAGATTCATTTTTATTTTGTCAATAATGTAAATATAACATATGCCATGCCGGTAATCAATGCACCAACTGACACTAATAAGATACTTTCTATACGGTTTATTTGATGTTCTATCTTATGTATCTTATCATGAGTTTGCTTTTGCATTATTCTGCAAAGCTTCTCATGAGATTCTATTCTCTGTAATGCGTTATCTTTAGCCATTTGGAAATAGTAAACGAATTTTTTGGTCCATTGTCAAGTTAGAAAATTGGTTAGCAGCTTGCGTTTTTGACATAACAGATTGGTCAACAGACGGTAAATTTAATGTTGTTGGTGTTGTAGGTGTGTCTTCCATGATTGGTAATAATGGGTTTTCAATTGTAGGAAAGAATGGTTCGTCTAAAGTTAAGTCCGATAATTCATTACCTATATCAAAAATATATCCCTCTGCTTCTTCATAAGGATTTTCTAAACCAAGTCTTTCTGCGTTTTCATAAAAAGCATTTCTAATTTCATCAGAAGGGAAAAAAGGTCTAAATAAACCCTCTCTTATAGCGTTGTAAGCTGTTCCTCCAACTCTGTCAAAAGCTTCTATTACTTGATCTTCTTCTAATCCCAATGTTTCTCCAGCTTCCATATCTGCTTTCATTGTTTTTTGAACACCAAATAAAGCTCGGTTTGCATTTATAAATGCAGATACAATATCTCTTGGTTCAACAGGACCTCCTCTTAAAGTTTCTCTTGTAAATAAAGATCTAGATTCTCTAGTTCCCCTTTGAAAGTCTGCTATTTTAAAATTTAAAACTCTTTCGGGATTTACAGGCACTGCTCTAAAACCAAACAATCCTGCAAACTCATTGCCAAATTCATAAGTTTGTCCATATTTATCGAACTTACCTTTTGTAATTACATCAACTTCTTCAAGAGATTGATCTAATCTTTTTAATTGATTAAATGAGAAAGGCATTTGTGCTTTGACCAAGTGAGCCATAATTTTACTAGCTTTGTCTCCCGGTGTATCTTGAGGATTAAACACTTGGAAACCTTCTCTAGTTCTACCACCTCTTACAAGTAAATCAGTAACAGCTTCTGTCCAAATAGATTCAGATATAAATGGTGATGCAAATTCTTTCATTGCTTCAAACATACCACCAATAAAATC